ATCTGTCGGGATGCCCTGACAGGAGTTTGCAATCGTAAAAATTGTAAATTCATTCACCCCCCTAAACAAGAGGATCCTCCCGTAAAGGAACTGCCTACCAAGCAGATCCTTTGCGGTTTATGGCGAGCACAAACCTTTGGAGTAGAGGACGACCAAGTAGTTCTAGTAGACCCCACCATCACAGAGAAAGATGGTTACAGACGGGAGTATTTATATACTTACTCACACTTTAATGGACCAACATTGATCCATGGCACCAAGGTCTTATTTGACAGCATGATGTTAGCAACATTCGTGTTTTGTACAATAGACTTTAAGGTTAACCGTCGTGTGACCTACTGTAACTACATAGTAGATGCACTAGACCTAAAATTCCCCTTCCCTGCTCCGGATCCCCGTAACTGGTCCGCCATTATGAAGTACGCTTTTTCCACCTTCCACTATGCGGATAGGAGCTTAGTAGAAGACAGTGTACTTGTCTATATGTATCACCTTTCAAAACGCATGTTACCTGGAGTAGGGCAGCATGTCCATCAGGTCGCACGTGAGGTCGTAGAGACACGTATGACTTTGAGTGCTGCCCAACGTGGAACACTAGAATCCTGTAATAGTGACTTTATCAATGATTGGAAGTTCAATGGGAGATGGAGTGTATGTGGCAGCAAGTGTTTTAGATTCGACTATGATGGTGAAGACATACGAATCTACCCTTCCTTCTTAACACAGGTTAATGTCAAACCATATTTGTACATGACCGCCTTCACACATTTCGTAGGTTACAATAACACACCTTATTATGAGGTTAACGGTTACAATTTCACGCCTGCTATATCCAGGATGTTCAAGTCCCGTGATGATGAGGAGGAATTGTACACCAACCAGTGTTCATACCTACAGATGGACCCCTTACGGTCCCAACATGTATTGTCTTTAGCGGATTGTGAGCTAGATGACAATATATTCAGGGGAAGGAAGATGAAACCCAAATCGAGGGCAGCTCCTCGTCGGAGAGAGTATGAATTACCTCCGTATGATCCACGTATGGAAACCATCATGAAAGAGTTATTAGATGTTGACTCTGAAATTATGGAAACCACACTGGATTCTTTGCGAGCAACTGGAATCTGGATTTACCAATCATCATACATGCGCAATGCCGTGCGAGTGTGTGATGCTTTACTAGATGCCATATATTCCCCCTTCTACTATTTGTATGACCATGTAGTGCACGTTGGAAATGTCGTGCAACTCCCCACACCAAAGAAACGCCTTTACCAGTATTTTTATGGTGAGGAGAAAACCCTCCATCAAATTATGGAGAATAGAGGTGAGTGGGAGTTAAAGTTAAAGAAGGAGGCGGGAAAGTTTGGAAAGGCACCACGTTTGTTTGGGTCCGGTGGACCCTTGTGCCTGGTTGACAAGATTGCACCGGAGTTGTTAAAGAAACAACATAGTATGTGGGTTTATTTAGACGATATAATACCCAATGATTATGGTTTACGCTTTGGGATGCAATTTTGTCAGTGTCAGGAGGCTGATGCTTCTGACAGAATGTTTAAATCTCTATCAGAGTACCCTGATGGAGTTTACTGTTTATATTCCGGAGACGACGGATTCGTGGCAGTAAAAGAAGGAGATGATATCCGATACATCGAGACTGACATCAAGTCTTGCGATTCTTCGAATGGACCGTTTATTTTTGCCATGACCCACGCACAATTAGAAAAGTGCAGTGGTCGTGCCAATGCTGATAAACTTATCAAACAATGCACATTTAGTGCCAAGTTTGTTAATCCCAGTGAAGAAACAGAGTATGTTTTGTTACAACCTGAATCATTTTTTGAGTATAGTGGACATGTCTTGACCACCGCACTCAATAACAATTCCTGTCGGCTGATCTTTTCATGTGCATATCTAGAATTATGTGATGGAAAGACCATAGAGCAGGCGTTGCTAGATGGAGCTAAACGAGCTGGTTTTAGCTTGACCGTATCCCCGCCACAACGGGACGCCAATAAGATTTCGTTTCTAAAACGATCATTTGACGGTAAAAGATCTTATGTCAACTATGGTACGATCTTTCGGTCTTTAGGCTTGTGTGAGGGAGCACCTTCACACATGGTATTTGGGTGGACATATCCTGAATACATCAACAAAACAGACGAACAATTACTGGAGAGGATGATTCAGATGCGGGTTGAAGGATTAGTCCATGAACCTGTGTCAAGTGTCATAAATGCGCTACGTGTTAGAATTGGTATGGAAGAGTTACCAATCGAGTTAAACGATGCAGCATTAGCAAGTAGGTATGAGTGTTGTGAGTCAGATATCACTGAGTTCTGTATTTCCCTCATGGAACTCAAAGTTGGGATGGTAGTCACATCCACCTTCATTCAACAAGTCCTTAAAATTGATTACGGCATTAATTAATTTTGAGTTTTTTGTTGTGCGCATGGGAG